CACCTTATCTAGCCCGTACGCCTCATTCTGGTTACTCATTAGTATTCTTCCTTACTTTTAGCTTTCCACTTTTCTTCGGCATGAAGCACGGCTATACGGAATGCAATACTGTTATTCCATATTATCCACACTATCCAGTCCACTAATTTATTTTGGTACATAGTTCTATCGCTTCTAAGTTATTGCTGGTCATTACACTTCCTTAAGTTTACCTAGTGCGTTTTTTAACTCATCTGTGACTTCATAGGTCTTGCCACCAATTTTAATGGTATCCGTAGGTTTTTCTTCTAAGTCTTTAATCTCATAGTCCCCTAGAACATATTGGGCTTTCCAATAGGTAGAACCTGTTTGGTCGGTGATATTCGTAATTTTACCCGTATCATCTCCTCCAATGAACCAGCCTTTTGTATATGCTTTCTTACCAGAGACCCGAGCGTTGCCAGAGACCCGAGCGTTGCCAGAGACCCAAGCGTTGCCAGAGACCTCAGCGTTGCCAGAGACCCAAGCGTCGCCAGAGACCCAAGCGTTGCCAGAGACCCGAGCGTTGCCAGAGACCCGAGCGTTGCCAGAGACCTCAGCGTCGCCAGAGACCCGAGCGTTGCCAGAGACCTCAGCGTCGCCAGAGACCCAAGCGTCGCCAGAGACCCGAGCGTTGCCATTAGGCAATGTCTCTGACTCTACCCAGCCACCTTTATCACCTTTTTTAACACCTCGGCTTTTTATATCTACTATTGCTTCAATACGGAATAGTGTTACTCCAGCCCAGTTTACTTTTGATTCTGATGTTAGTTTAAATTTAATATCTTTCATATTATTTCTCCATTGCCTTTACTATTGGTGTTGATAATTGATATGCCGTGTTTACTATTAGAGGAAGTAGAAAGTACGATCCCAGTACCATGAGACTTACGACGAATAGTGTTATTAGAACGTCTATACGGATAAGCCCTTTCATAGTCCTGACACCTTTCGTGCAGCGTCTACGTAATCAGCACATTCGAGTATTTCTTCTTTGTCGTAAGATCGTTGGGTCAATTCTTCTAGGTAGGCATAGAACCATTCTCGCCCTGTGAGTTTCTTCTTTGTAAAGATCATACGGTTGATTGTTAGCTTGCCACTATTGGCTAGTTCTTCGAGTTTGTCGCTGTTAGATTTCATCTTTTTTAGGGCGTCGGGAGATACTTCCACCCTTTCGGCCCGCCTGTTTAATTTTGTCTATCTGTCCTGTAGCTTTCATCCAAGCAAAACCTCGTGGCTTAGCTATCCCTAGAGCTTGGCGTCTCTTGTACTCCTTTACTCCTTTGTCTCCGAGTTTAGAGTAGTAATCTTCGCCGTATCTTTCTTTGTTCGTTATCCCAATTTGGGGGCTTGGTCCTTTATTTGCCATGTGATTCCTTTACTTTGTTATCCTGCGTTCATGCTGTAGTTTGTCCAGTAGTTTCTTAAAAGCCAGTGTAGCCTCGAAAGACTTTGATTCTTTAAGCTTCAGTTTAACAAGGATAATATCCTCATCTAACTCTGTAACCCTACTGGATATTTCGTAATCCGCTTTCGCTTTGCCGTACGACTTTTTATGTACTTGTTTACCCACGATACCCTCGCTTAGTTAGTTTTAGAAAGGAATTTGACTCATATCAAAGTTGTCTACATCTTCAGCTGTTACTGCTTCAATCTGCTCTGGTGGCAATTGTGAGGCCGTAGGAGCGACGTTTGGTGCTGGTTTGACCGTTTCCACCTGCTGTCCGTAAACTTCGTTTGTAATCGCTTTATACATGGCTAGATTTAACTCGTAGAGTTTACGAAGTGCCTCTAATTGAGCAACTTCCTGAGCGTTTACTTTCTTAGCTGACCAATTACCATACTGGTCGTTCCAAGTGAGTTCTAGCTGATCGCCAACAACTACTGGCATGAATACTGTTGTTAGGTTGTTCTTTTCAGTCGTAACTTGCGCCATTGTCCAAGGCTTACCGTTCTTACCAACACCTGATTTAAATGCGGGGTTGTTTATTTCTCTAATCTTCTCGAGGGCCATTATAATTCTCCTTTAAATAAATATTTAATTCTCTGTCCTACAGTTGGGAATAGATACTTGCGAAATCGTTCAGTATCTTGGTCGATAATGGTATAGAGCATATCAGTACTAGCTACCAAATCTGCGTTCTTCTTTTTTAGTTTGTTAATTTCTGCCTTGTACGAAGCTTTATTTCGTTCTGGTCGTCCTGGTTTTGCCATTGTGGCCTCCTTTTAATTTATAGTTCGCAAGCCTACAGCTTGCTAGTACTCCAACGGTGATCTAATTGTCTTAAACCATCACTGACGTACTTCATTGAAATAAACATACTGGCCGCTTCCTCTACGGATAAATCAAAGTCTGATGCGTAGGTAATGATTGCAGGCTCTCCGTTTTCTTTATCCACGTTAATGACGGCTAGATCATCAACCCATATTCCGTGCTCTTCGTACCAGGCTAGAGCATAGGCTGCCATTTGTAGGAAGTTCTCCATATGCGCTCCTGATGGATTGTATCTCTTGTCTCTTTTGTTCGTCTTCCAATCTGCTATTAGTTTCTTTCCGCCTATCTCACAGTAAAGGTCGAACCGTCCTGCGTAAGAATGTTGACGGGATAGAATAGCCTTTTCAGTCTGAGGGTTCTCTAATGTAATGATACTGTTTTTAAAGCTGTCTAAGGCCTTTTGACCGCCTGGAGTGGTACAAGTGTAGTCTAACCCCAGAACGTGCGCCTCAAGGGCGTTATGTGCGTCTGTTCCAGTCTCTTTAGCTTCATCTCCTTTGGCTTCGTGCCCTCTGGCTATCGTAGTGAGAATAGGGAACTTCTTTCGGGCTACTTTAATGGCTTCATAAGCTGTTACCTGATACTTATCGGTATATTGAGCTACGAACTCTCTAACACCTCGGACTGTTTCGGAGTCTAAGAGTTCGATGGCTTTCTCGGTGGCTACAAGTCCCGCCCACGCAACTAAGTAGGGTTTAGGGATTACCGAAAGAACTGAGCTAACACCTGCAATGATGTTTGGCTGGGTCCAGGTGTTGTCTGGTTTTAGGTGTGATACTTGATACCTTAGTTTCGGGTTAGTCTCATTGTAGATTAAGCGAATTTTCCCCTCATAGTGAAGACTTTCTGATAATGGGTTCATATTTCCTCGCTCATCCACGAAATTGCTTTCGGGTATTCTTTAAACTCTTGATATTTCTCGAATCGTGCTTGGTCTACTTCTTTAGTTGGAAGGTATTTACCCTCCTCCTGTAAGAGACGACGACAACGTGTGATTGTTTCGGCTGATGGCATTTTCTTGAACAGTTCAATCTGTTGAGGAGAAAGATCTAGTCCAAACTTTTGCATATAAATTATTAAAAGTTCTTTGTCTGAGTTCCTCGCTTTCTTGCTAACTGACAAAATGTTTTCTACTTGGTTACTGATTTTCATCTTCGTTCCAGTCTGGATAACAGATAGGGCAATAGCCGTTGTCGCAGTCATCCATTGATTATTACGTACTTTGTTTTACAGATTATTTTGTCACAGATACGGCAGAGGATTGCTTGGTTATCTCCGTCTATAATCCCGAGGACGTGTTCACAAGGGTATACGTCATGTATCATAGGGCTTTTCGAGCAAACTCTACATCTGCTGATTTTAAGTGGTCGAAGATAGCGGGAGAGCTTGTCTCATATTTGATGTTGTATTTGTCCTGTAGGTCCCCGCAAGCTTGTTCTGATTCTCTATTGTTCTCTCGGCTGGCTCGGTTACAAATAGTGTATACCTGGTTATATGGGGTTGAGGCATCTACGATTGCTGAGCCGAAGATGATTCCGACTAGTAGGGCTAGAAATATAATTGTTTTCATACTATGTACACCAATCTTACTGCGCCGTGGTCTTTTGCTATTCCGTACTTGGGTTTTAAACTGTCCATTGTTCGCTCCTTGAGCTTTAAGTTAGTGAGCAGTTTATAATCTTGCTCAGGATTGAACACCTCTGGTGCTACTCCTCACGGTGATAAGAGTTTGGAGAGTGGTACTAGTGTTGGTCATGCAGGACCTTCGCCTACTCACTCTCTTTTGCTTATCTAGTGACTTGCTTATACAAGTCTAGCGACTTGCTCGGTTGGCTTATCACTACAATCATATTAGCATACGCGAATAGATAGGTCAAGTAGATTATGCTTACTTTTTACATTTGCTTGTGGATAACTAAAAAAACCCCGAAGGGCTTTAAGGCTGTTGGCTTTTCTAGATTACTTAGCTAGATGACTACTAGTACCAACTGTTTATTCGCAGGCTGTACAGAGTCCTATTTCTGTTTGTGAACTTCCGTATAGTTCTCGGTCGCAGTTGTTACATTCGCTCATGATTTACCTACGAACTCCTTAGCCTGGGCTAGGGTTTCAAACTCTTTATAGTGCCAATTGTCCGTTAGATAAGCGACATCATAGTAAGGTGCGCCAACTCTTTTAACTTTACGCCCGACTATTACGGGCTTGAGTCTTCGGGTAATTTTATAGTTTCTCATTATCGGTTAGCCCAATAACCGCTAGAGTGGACTTTGTTGTTATATCGCTTCCAATAAGTAGCTAATCGCTTCTCATAGTTAGTGGCTATTTCTGCAAGTCCTTGCTTGATTGCCATAATGTCGTCATTGGTAGCTAAACGGCATTCGCCTACGTGTCGAGGTTCTTCGCCTATCCGTGTAGCAAGCCATCCCTTTATTTTACCGTCTGTATGGTCACGAGTGTATTTTGTATATATCCATACTACGCTACGGCCTGAGTCTGCTAGTTTTTCGAGTGAACGCTGTGAATTATTGTTACGTAGGTTATACGCTCTGAAGGCTTCGAACTTGCTGGCGTCAGGGCCTTCGGTTTCATCGTCATACCACATTTGACTGTCTATAGATGGCTTACTGTCGCCGATGTCTAGGTAATAGTCTCCGAGGTCTATATATTTATCAGACTTTAGGCAATAGTCCACCATTTTTTGGTCTATGTCACCGTTTCTCTTTATCCATTGTTTACTTAGTAGTGATTGTAACTCTGTCATGATGCTTTTTAGCCTTTCATCATTATTTGTTGATAGCTCCATTTAACCATACGCATATACTTAAGTCAATACCTTTATGTTAAAAGTATCAAAAGAAAGCTGTTTGACAGATTGAGCTGTAGACTATATTACAATAAGCATGAGTATCTAACCGTCCGCCAAGACACGGATTGTTGAGTGGTTAATGTCCTGTAATGAGTTGGAGTGCGAACACGTAACTTGTCGAGAGCTAGCAATGATATGTAATATAGAACTATGACAGGTAAACAAAAAGCTATGATAGTTGAAAGACTTAAAGACAAGACAGCTAGTAATGCTGAGATTATTAAGAGAGCTGGTTATCAGATTAGTGGTACTGGTAATAAGGCTACAAATACTGCTAGTCAGATTTATCTTGAGAACTTGAGAAAGCCTGAGATAGCTAGTAAGTTGAATGACGTAGTTGAAGAGATGGAAACAGTGCTTACTACTACTGTTAGAGAGTATGCTAAAAGTGATAAACAGTGGGAGAGAACATTGGCTAATGACAATGCTAAATGGATTCATGATAAGGTCAAAGGTAAAGCAGTCCAACAGGTACAAACAACCTCAACAGCGGTGAACATCCAAATAGACCTTAGTACACCACAATAAACAGAACTTGTCTACGCTACATGTAGTGTTGGTATATCAGTAGTGAGAGAATGACACCATTAACAGGGGTGGAGAGCGTCGTACAACATACAATGTGCGACGTGCCTATTCATGTACTAACAGGACAAGATGACCACACTATCCACTAATAGAAAGAAAAGGCCTTACAAGGACTGTACGTGGCTCATACCCCCCATCACTCTGCCTTTATCAGATTCCCTACTGTTATTTATATATATAAAAAATAAACTATCTTTCTTCCTATGTCTCCGTTCCTCTACACCATTATTGTCTCCGTTCCTAAAGTACTCAGCCTCCTTCTCATGTCCTTACACCCCCCATCTGTTATTTTTCTAAAAGGTTCCCCCCATATGCCTGTATTTAGTAGTTAAGAAAAAGAAACGACCCCATTGCTGGGGTCTTGCGTTTCAATACACGTACCTTTATAATAGCTATCAACTATCAGCGAGTCAATACACGATAAGCGAATAGTTGTGTGAGTCACCTACTCGTAAGGGTTAGAACACTAAATCTAACAGGTACGGGCTACGACACTACACGGATACTCCACTCGACGCAGTAAGTAAAGGTTTATCCTTTACTGCAGAGAGAGAGAAACGGCTAGGAGAGTAGGGAGTGGGGCTTACAATAGTTAATAACTAACTAACTAACTAACTAACTCAAAGGAGGGTATTCGTGAGTTATACAGCGACAGTGTCGTTATCTGACGACCTAATAGAGGGATGGAAAGAGATTCCAGCGATGGAGCGAAGCAAGCTAGTACAGAGGTTACTTAGAGAAGAGTTCTCTGGCAGTACTACAAAAGTTAATAAGTTACTAACTAACTCTAAGGCAATTGAGAAGGTAGACAAATCAAAGCCCGAGATTAACCTAATGTTTGAACAGTGGGCTACGATTACTGGAGTTCCAATTAACGGCCAACAGAAGGCCAATAGGAACGCTTGTTCCAATCTGCTAAAGAAACATGGGGTTGCGGGTGTTCAAAGGCTCATACAAGGTGTAGCAAAAGCCCAAGGCCAGGAGTTCGCCCCACAGATAGCTAATTTCGTTCAACTACAGACCAAGTTAGATACTTTAATTCTTTGGGGTAGGAAACAATCTAACCAAGAATCAGCCAAGAAAGGACCACAGTTTTGAAATCTTTCGGACAAGTCATCGGAGAATCAGACGGTTCCTATCGGAACTACCTCAGTCGTTTAGTTAGTAGTCAGGTTCAGTTTATCCGTACCTTAGAGGACACCGCCGAGCGCCTCCCTCAAACTGCTCAGTACATCTCGGAGGTTATCACCGACAACAAGTTAGTTTTAGAAGAATATCAAGTACGGTTAAAAGCGGAGTATCAGCGTGCACTATCTAGTAAAAAAGATTAAAGAACTAAACGAAGATGAGCAGAGTGATGTAATCGAGCAGATTATTTCCGAAGTAACAGCTCCCGTTAAAACAAAGGCAGACCAGTTTGGTATAGAATTGCTCTCAGACTACACAGAAGCCGCTGTAGAGCGTTTTAATAACTTTGGTAAGATGCAGGGCACTTCTACGGGATACAAGAAGCTAGACGACCTCACAAAAGGTCTCGTTCCTGGTGAGTTGATAATTGTGGCAGGTAAAACCAGTTATGGGAAAACAACTCTTGCTATCAACATTGCTAATCGAGTTGCAAAAGCTGGGACTCCTGTACTCTTTGTTACGCTCGAAATGACAAAAGCCGAGATAGCTTCACGTTTCATGTCCATCAACAAAGGGAACACTTCAGACTATGAGAAAGTTTCTTCCTTAATCGCTGTCCAAACGAGTAACGAATTAGACTGGAAAAGCATCGACGGTCTTGTTCAGAACTTCACTAATCAGTTTAGCAATGGGTTGATTATCATCGACCACCTTCACTACTTTACCCGAGAGCTGGCTAACGTAGCCGAAGATTTAGGGAGAGTCACCAAAGAACTTAAAAAGAACGCAGGCACTAAAGGGCGTGAAGTCCCTATCATTCTGATTTCTCACGTCAGAAAGACAGCGGGTGGAGAAGCGGCAGGGATAGACGATCTTAGAGGTTCTAGTTACATCGCCCAGGATGCTGACATTGTCTTAATGGTTGGGAGAGATGCGGAAGATCAGACAAAATTATTCGTTAAAATAGAGAAAAATAGAAACAGAGGCTTTGACTACCAAAGTAACGTAGCTGATATGTTTATGGACGGTATCACCATCTACGATAACCAGGTAGTTGATGTATTCCCAAAGAATAGAGTATAATTAGGTAGCTCGGTTGAGCTTAGGCCCTAGGCCGAATCTTTAGACAGTCAGCGGTGCCCACCCCCTCTGGCTGTCTTTTATTTGACAAAGATTATCCTTACTTGTTGTAATTAGGGAAACAAACACTTCTCTTAAAAATCAACTTAAACGAGGAAATAAGATGGCAATGACCGACGAACAGAAGAAAGCCGCTAGTGAGCGGATGAAAGCTATGCACGCAGCTAAAGCAGCTCAGAAGCAAGAACCAGAGGTAGAGAAAACCGTTACCATACCAGAAGACAAACTCAATTTTATAATGGAGGAATTGGCTCGCTTAAAGGCAGAGAAGCCAGCCCAGTCTACCGTTACTTCACGAGGAGTCGTTGGCTCTCAAGAGAAGTATTCAACTAATAAATCACTTTACAAAGACCCACGAGACCGCCTTATCCACGAAAAAGAGTTCTCGCGCTTCGCTGTAGATGAGAATTACAATTTATACTGGGATGTAAACATTACCCGTTACCAGACAGCCCAAGGGCTTTGGTTCACCGAACCACGCTTCGAGATTGAAGTACGAAAGAAGAAGATGAGCGACGACGGAGAACTCGAAGGAGAGTACGCCCTCCCTAACGGAAAGCTCGTCATGCACGAAGACTGGGACGCTGCTATCGACATCGCCAATTCTATTGGGATGGAAATCGACAACGACATGGGTAAAGACTTCATTGATGAAATGCGATACCAATCTATGTTGATGTGGTTCCGAGAAGTATTCTTCCCTCCTAAAACCATCAACACCGCTAACACAGGTAAAAGAGACGTTGTTCTTGGGGGACGAGTCGTTACTTTCTATGAGAACCCAGCACAGCTAAAAGACTATCAGGGATGAACTACGTCCCTCACGGGAAGCAGAAACTAGCCCACAAGGCCATCCTTTTAGACGGATATAAGAGAGCAGTCCTCCTGATGGGCCGCCAATGTTTTGTTGGCAATACGCTAGTTGCTACGCCCGATGGCTACACTCATATTAAAGACCTGAAGGTTGGAGATAGGGTATTGTCTTCTGATGGCTACAAGAAAATCATCAACACTTGGCAGTATTGGGTAGACACAGACCCTAAACCTATGATACAGTTTAAGGTAGATGAAGAAACAATTACTAGTACGTACGACCACAAGTTCTACCTCAACGGAGAATACATTCCCGCTTATCAGTTTGCCTGGCGAGCGATGGCTACCAGTGAAAGGTCACAGCTCAAACTACTTTGTGAGCAATATGGGCAGCCTTTTGACTACGAGGAAGCACAACAAAGGGGGCTGGACATCTCTAATGAAGCCAGCTTCGGACCGTTCTGGGTATCTAAGGACGGTTTTAGACGGGAAGACAGTAAAAGTACACAGGATAGTGGCGCAGACTTGGCTACAGAATCCGCTAAACAAATCGGACGTAAACCACATAGACGGAGACAAAACCAACAACCAGATAACGAACTTGGAGTGGCTGACGCATCAAGAGAATATTTTGCACACGCACAAGATGGGCAGAGCAGCAAACAAACAAGGGGAGAACTGCGGGACTCACATACTCAAAGAGAAACAAGTACTCGAGATTCGGAAGTTGAAAGGCACTTTGAGTTACCAACAACTGGCAGAGAAATATGGGGTGTCGTACTACACGATTCAGGACATTATACGCAGAAAAACGTGGTTTCATCTGTAACCGTCCATACAACAGTTGAGACCTACGCCATTGACGTTGAAGATACCCATGATTATTGCATAACTACAAAGAACATTCTCGTTGGTAACAGTGGGAAAACGTACTTTGCAGTCAATCATACCTGGCTTTCAGCAATGATTCACCAAGGACGGTATTTTATCGTATTCTCCACTTACAAGCAGGCTCATGACGTTGTTTGGAGGCAGTATTTAAGTCTCATTCCAAAGGCACTCATCAAAAAAACCAACGAGCAGAACCTTTCAATCGAACTCAACTACGTGAACGGAAGCGTAAAAATGCCCGATGGTTCTATCATCCAGGTAGAGCACGATCAAACTAAACCAAATTCCGTTATTCAACTTTTAGGAAGCGATCAAGCCGACTCTCATCGTGGTTTCAAGGCAGACGGGATTGTTTTCGACGAATACGGAGATCAGGCAGCAGATAACTTTAAACTCGTCTACGAGCCAATGTTCACCACGACAGATGGATGGGCTATCTTCCTTGGGACCCCAAGAGGTTTTAACCACTTCTACGACCTTATCCAGTACGCCAGGGACGATGAACGCTGGTACTACTTAGAGGCTACCTGGAGGGATTCTCCGTACGTCAAGAAGGAGTTTATCTCCGAGGTGCGTAGAGAAGCAGAAAAGCGTAATATGTTATCAGGGTTCATGCAAGAGTACGAACTCGAATTTAGATCAGTACAAGGAGCGGTATATCCCGTGTTTAACCGAAACATCCACGTTATTAAACCAGCAGAAATACCTGAGAATTTAACCTATTACGGAGCAATAGACTTCGGGTGGCACACCCTCGCTTTCTTACTTTTAGGAGTGGATAAAGACCAAACTTGGTACGTTGTTGATGAAGTTTACGGAAAAGAAGAAACTCTGGACAACGTTATCCCTCGGATTAAAAACGTTATTGGGGATAAAAGAATTGTCTTAATGGTCGCCGACTCTGCCAACCGAGACGCTATAGAAGTGATGGGGCGAGAGTTCCCTGTCGTAGGGGTGAATAAAGCCAACGATACCAAAGGTTATCAACTTGGGATAGGACTCGTAACTGAAAAGTTAAAACCAAAAGAACAACTGATCGGAAAGCCGAAACCAAGCCTTTACTTGTCCTCAGTGTGTAAAAATCTTCTTTTTGAGCTGGAGAGTTACAAGTTCCCAGAGGAGAAAGCCAATCGCAACCCAGCTGACGTTCCTGTTAAAGAGAACGATCACGGTCCCGATGCTATCAGGTATTTGTTCTTACATTTAAAACACGGTATAAATAAGGAAGAAACTCTGCCAAAGCCTTCGATGAAATTTAATAACTACGGATTCCCATTATGATTCCAAACGAAATACGAGACATCCACAGCTACATTGACTCAATCCCTTACGGAGACGTTGTTTTCGTCGTTAAACGGGTAAACCGAAAGACCGTTGCCATTGAGTCCGAAGCGGGAGAAACTCTCCGCTACCGAGAGGAAGATAACACCGACCCTCGGCTAGATTTAAATAATATTCTTGACAATCTCACCGCTACTAGATACTCGGGTGAGGTTAGTATAAAATTAACCTATAAAGATGGTGCGGTTAGTTTAATAACCATCTACGATAAAAAAACAACCAAATACTAAGGGTAAAATGAAAAACACAAACGACGAAACAAAAGCTCACGAAGACATGGAAGTTGATTTTAAAGAAGATTATCTCTCGGATTTAGAGATACACGACAATTATATTGTGGACTTTGACGCTTACGAAGCGATGTTAGTTGGTCAAGTCTACGACTCAGTTAGTAAATCAGTCAATAAGTCCAGCATCACTGATTCCTATGCTGCGACTCTAGCTATCGAGCGAGCTGCAAGAGTCATGGGTAAACTCCCTGACGGCGAAACTAAAGCCGCTGGTAAAAAAGATATGGGCAAAGCAGCCTTCCTAGACATTCTTAGACAGAAATGGGTCTATCCTAATGCCAATGCACAACGTCCTTTCTTCGATAAGCTCCGTTTGTGGCAACTCTACTCCTCTGTATATGGGTATATGCCGATGTTTTACGACTGGAATATCTCCAGTACAGGCTATGTAGGCCCAGATTGTTGGTTATGGAACCCGAGGAACCTAATTCCACAGCAAGGGCGTGTTTCTATTGCAGATATGGACTATGTGACTGCTCTTTCTTGGGTAGGAGAGAAGACAATTGATTCTTGGATAGAAGATACAGAGGGTGGATGGGATAAAGAGGCCCTCAAACACTTAAAAGACCTCGTAGAACACGAAACTAAGAGCGCAGACTCACTAAGAGACACTCAAGTTGAGCGAACTCGTAACCCGAGCAACGTAAAAAAGGGAATTTGCATCGCTACTCGATACGAAGCAGGCGACGATGGTCACTGGGTCGTATTTGCTCCAGAACACGGCTATACGAAGCTCCGAGATATCCCTAATCCTCATAAGAATGGACGTATTCCGTTTGTAATTAAGTATTCTCAGTCTCTTTACGATTCTTTTTATGGGATGGGTGACTTCCAAAGGGCTAAACCACTCCAGTTCGCCCGAGATGGACTGACGAACTTCTATTTCCAAGGCATTAAGATGAACCTCCTCCCTCCAATTATCGCCAACGCTAATGGAGTGATGAAACACACGCTTGATTTGAGTAAACCAATGCCAGTTATTATGGAGACTATCCCGAACTCAGTTCGACGGATGGAAACCTCAACAGCTGGTCTTTCCACCTACCAAGCAGCTCAATCCCAACTTACAGGTTCTCTCCTTTCACAGTTCGGCACACAAAACGCTTCTATCCCTGGTGCAGACGCCCTCAACCCTTCTCAGGGTAAAACTCCAGGTGCAATTAACATGTATCAGGACAAGGAAGCGACCCGAGACGGACAGGAACGAACTAACTTAGAGCAAGCTATTGAAGAACTACAAGACGGATTTAACTCGATGATTGCTAACATCTCAACAGAAGACATCCCAATTAACATCTTTAGTGATGATATTGAAGATCTCCAACAACAGGGTTACGATGACATTCTAGAGATGATTGAACAAAGCCCTACAGGTGATTCAGGTACTCTCGTCATAAAGGCTGGTTCCCTGAAGAACGTCGAGTCAAGATTCAACATCCAGCCAGGCTCTACCGCTGAGATTAGTCAAAAAGCCCAACGAGACGAGCTAGATACCTTTATCGGTTCAATGGCTAAACTCCAGAACATTATCAAAGATGACCCAGCAGTTCAGATTAACTGGGGTGCAATGGTCAAGAGTATGCAGTCTCTCACAAACATCAAAGGTGTTGATGAGTTTGTTATCGTTAAGAGTCCAGAACAACTTCAACAGGAGCAACAACAACAAATGCAAATGCAAGCCCAGGCTCAAGCTACCGAGCAGTTAAAAGCCCAGACAGAAGCTCAAGCCCAACTAGCCCCCGCTTCAACCTCCATTAGAGGGAACATCTTCCGCAACCCAGATCTAGCCGCCGTAGGCCATGAAATAAATAATATGCAGTAAGGACAATATGCAATACGGAATACAAGACGAAAGCCCAGCAACACTACCAACTGAAATGGCGATTGACCCAACTCAATTAGCCGAAGAAAAGCGAATGGCTAAGTTTTCTAAAAGTAAGGAATTTGCCGAACTCAAAGAACACCTTAACTCCAGAGTAGAGTTCTACCAGAAGTTCCTACCCGATGGACGCCCAATTACAGAACTCCCTGACGAAGAACGAGCTAAAATGTGGGTCGTAGCCAACGCTATTATTGGAGAATTGAACCTGATAATGATGAGCTACGAGAACGCAGCCGAGGCAGTAAATGACTCAAACAGATGACCAGTTCTACATTGATAACCAAGTAGCTCCCCCCGAGCGTATTCCTCACGGGGGTACGGTAGAGGAGTTAAACGAGAAGTATAAAATCCAAGCTCACCACAACTGGCGACAGCAAGGAACACTTCTATTATGTGAGTGCGAGATAGGCTCTCATGGGACAAATATCTCCCCTGATTACATTCTTACAGGAACCGATGAGGAGACAGGTTTACCTATTTTGACTAAAGTTGTTATTTCGTAGCATAATAAAAAAGTAAAGGGTCGCCCGTCCTTTGTCGTAAGACGAACGTGGGCGTAATAAAATAGATAGGAATTTAAAATGGACGAAGACAATACCAACCCACAAACGCAGGATGGGGAGGAACAACTAGAACAGTCCTCTAGTGATGAGCAACTTAACGAAGTAGTCGAGGAATCAGCGCAAACTGACGAATCACAGGAAACTGAAGAAGAACAACCTGAACTTTCTCCAAGACAGCAAAAGCGAGTGGAGCAAGTAGAAGAACAGGCAAAAGAGTATAAACTCAATAAAATCTTAGACAGAATCCAGAATACGAAACAAACGCCTAGCCAACGAGAGAACCCTCTTGATTATCGGGAAGCTATAGATGCACCTGACGAAGTGTATAACACACTTGATAAGGACCGTTCCCAGTACGGGGACCAAAGATACAATGAAGGACTAGAAGTAGCAAAAGCGATAGAATTTCGTACTAACATTCGACTTGATTTACCGATCGTTAAAGAGAAGCTCGACAAACTTGACCCGCAAGACGCAGCAACACTCGACCGTGAATACCTCCAATTTGTTGGCTTTAATCCTAAGAATGGAACTGTCCAACATGCAGATGTCGGTTATGCCGACTTCATAGAGGCTCGGATTGAACAAGCAGAACGCCTTGCGAGGAGTATGACTCAACAAACACATAAGAATATTGCTAAACAGGCAGCCCAAGTAGGCGTTCGCCCAGACGGTAGTACTCGAAGTGGAGTCAAGGTTCAGAATCCTGGAGACATTTCAAGTATGTCAGACGATGATTTTGAGAAGAACAGAGCATCTATCTATAAAAGTATGGGTCTCCCATTCAAACAGTAAGGAATGATCATGGCTGTTAAAACCAAGAAGACTTGCACCAAATGTGGTGGCAAGGGTAAATGTTAGTAAAATAAACAAAAGGAAATAAATTAAATGGCAAACTTAAACTCGAACACAACTGGTGCGATTGCTGCAACAGCTCAATTAGTACCAGAACTGTGGTCAAAAGAAGTTCAGAAGCCTTTCTATAAGGCTCTTCAGTTCGCAAAACTAGTAAACCGTGATGACTCACTCGTCTCTGGTGGTGGTGACATCGTTCGCAAACCATTCCTAGACACAGTGAACGCTCGTGCTAAATCAGCTTCTACTGCGGTCACTTACGACTCACCAGATGGAACTCCAATCAGCTATAACATCGATAAGCACTACTACTCAGCTGTCCTCATAGAAGACTTCGCTAAAGCACAAAGCTCTTACCCTATTGCACAAGCATGGCGTGAAGCTCAGGCTGAAGCAGTTGCTCGACAGATTGATACTGACCTCGCTGGTCTTTACGGTTCTGCTGGTACAACTGTTGCTGCTGGTGCATCCGTAGATGACGCTGACATCATCGCTGTTGTTGCTGCTCTTGATAACGCTCTAGTCCCTCAAATGGACCGAAACGGTGTTATCGGACAGTACACAAAAGGTGATCTATTGAACGTAAACAAGTACGTTGCTTACGACCAAACTGGTAATACTGGTAAAGCCGTTGACGGCTCTACTGGTCTTATTGCTTCTGTATACGGTATTAATCTCTACATGAGCCAAAACGTTGCAGTCTCAACCACTGGACGTAACATGTTCTTCCACAAAAAAGCTATCAGCCTTGCTCAGCAATTGGCTCCTACTTATAAGATGGAAGATTCAGTTGACCAAATCGGTATGAAAGCCGTTCTTCATACAATTTATGGAGTAGGTGTTGACCGTGCTAGCGCTCTAGTTCAGGTTACGAGAACAACCGCTGCTTAGTAGCACTGTTCCCTAAGATTAAGCCTCCTTGACGGGGGCTTTTTCTTTTGCCAAAATTAAGAGGTGATATGAGAAAAGCATTACGTCTGAGTATCGCTTGAGCGGAGAAGCTCTACTCTACACAAACAAAAACTTAAAATAGGAGGCATTATGCCATCACGAAACGAACTAAACTTAAGAGCATATGCTATGGGCTTTGACCCTAGTACTATCCCAAATGACTCAAAACTAGAGCAAAAAGTACTCTGGCTAGAAAAGAACCAAACAGCCGTCGCTGTTACTGGAACTGCTCCAACCACTACACTTACCAGTTCTGGTGTTGCTGTAGCTGCAGAAACAATGACTATCGGTGGTGTTACGTATACTTTCCGTGCTGCTATCACTTCAGCATCCCCAGCTAACGAAATTAAGATCGGTGCTGCTGCAACCAACACTTTGGATAACATTAAAGATGCAATCAACGGTACTGCTTTAGTCGGTGCCCCAGGAACAGAATACTCAAGTGCTACTAAGAGAAACCCTCTCGTAACCGCAGGTGCTAAAAACGCCACAACCCTCGTATTAACTGCTACCGATACAAACGTTGGTGGTTCAACAGCTACGACTGAGACAATGACAAACTTTGCCTTTACTGGCGCGACAATGTCAGCTGGTACTCTCGGTGCAGCTGTAGTCAGCAATACTAACACTGGTACTAGAGACATCCTCACTGGTGTAGCTGGTGACGCTAACGTATCTCTATAAGGAGTTTAAATGACCCCACGTAACGCAACTAACATAACAACCGCTACTACTACCGTAGTAAAGAGTGGTGCAGGTATTTTTGACCGTATAGTAATCAACACAACTGCTGCTGGTACTAAGATTGGTACTATTGCAGCAAGTGCAGGAGTAGGATCATATCAATATAACTGTAAGTTCGATACAGGCTTAACTATTGTTACTGGTGCAGCTTCAGATTTAACAGTAACTTGGGAATAAGGAGAAAAACATGGCTAAAGTAAAAGTAGAAGAAGTATTTGTACCAGAAGGTGCAGCTGTAGTAGAAACCAATACTACTATCGACTTGAACGACCCACGAACTCGTACAGACCGATAATCCAACCTTAGAAGGAACCCTGCTTGACGGGGTTCTTTTTAATTCCGTATCATTAGGGGGAGGTAACAACTATGAAAATCATTCCGTTAAGGGATTTGGTTCTTATACACCCAGACAAACCAAAAAAAGAGAGTGCTCTCGGCATTCTTTTAGTTGAAGACTGGAAAACTCTCTCACCTATGGCGACTGTTGTATCTGTAGGCCCAGAGGTAGAAGGTGTAAAAGAAGGAGACCGAGTCTCTTTTAATCAATACGGAGCGTTTCGATTAGACGACGAACAAAAACTTATAACACAAAAACACATACTGGCTATTATAAATGAGACAAACTAAACTAACTGAAAAGGACATGACGGCACTTCGGGATACCGAGAGTGCTAAGAACCAGGTTAAACAACCTTTTGCAGTTATCAAAGAGTACTCAGGTAATCATAAAGTCTCAATGGAATGGGACTTAAACGAAGAAGCTAAGCGAGATATGATTTTTATCTTAAAAGTAGATAACGATACCGAACTCTACCTAGACTGGGAAGAAATGATGAAAGCGGGTCGCTTCATATGAAAAACTTTGACCCAGCATTTGTTGAGAAAATTCAACAGATAGAGTCCCGCAAGCCCGAGAATATGCAACTTCAGGTCTTAGCTGACATCGCTCTAATGATGCAAGATCTTCTTACTTCTGCTGATAGTGCCAAGAAGGATACTCAGAAGCACGTACAGGACTTTGGTGCTCTTTTAATTGATTTCAGAGACCAATTAACCTCTCTTAATAAAAAAGAAGCTCCAGAGACCCCAGATTACGCAAAGCCAATCGTAGAAGCTTTAGATAAACTCTCAGTTCAGGTCAAGGGGATAGATGTTAAACCTACCTTTACCCCAAAAATAGACGTTAAATCCCCTGAAGTTTCAGTTATGGCTCCTAAAGTAGACCTCTCAGAACTTAATCAGACACTTAAAAAATCCATTCCAAAGGCCTTTGAAGAAGCTATTAAGTTAATTCCCCAGACTGAGATACCAGAACAAGACGACTCAGAGATGCTTACTCTGCTTAGAAGTTTAATCTCTACCACAGAAGAAGTCCGAGATAAGCGAACTCCCTTGCCTGCTTTCCCTAAACAGATGGTCGTTACTAACTCAGATGGCTCAGCAATTGGTGGCTCTACGACAACCTATTACAAAGTATTAGTAGACAAAGCTACTACTGACATTATCTATATAGGAAAAGCTCCTATCGGAACAGCTACGAGTACCGCAGGATGGCAAATTAAAAAGATAGATAAAACAGTAACAGATAACATAACAATAACATTTGCAGCTTCTGGGGCTTTTACGGCAATGTGGAATAACAGAGGAAGTGAGGTTTACTCATGATAAATAAAGTAAGGAGTTCTATGGTAGAAAAGCAACCCGTTTCAAAGAAACTGGACAGTTGGCTACTGCTTGGGTACGAGAAGTTAGCACGTGAGTATGGGCTAACTGTCGAGGAAGTCAAGCAATCAACAATAACAATTAAAAACGGTGAAATCACCATTAAGAAAGGAAAATAATGTCAAAATCAAACTCATTTGAAACAGCAATACTTGGTCTTATCTTTAACAACACAGATATAGCAGGGATTGGTGACGCAGGTGGTTTACAGAACTCAGCAGCAGCAGGAAGCCTTTATGTATCACTACATACGAGTGACCCAGGTGAAGCAGGAAGTCAAACTACTAACGAAACAGCCTATACAAACTATGCTCGTGTAGCAGTAGCTCGAAGTGGCGCTGGCTGGACTGTATCAGGAAACTCAGCAACTAACTTTGCTCAGATTACATTCCCTCAGTGTGGAGCTTCAGGTGCAACTATTACTCATGTAGGAATCGGAACTGATACTTCAGGTGCAGGGACACTATTGTACTCAGGCGCATTGAACTCATCACTTGCAGTAGCGTTAAACATTACGCCACTATTCGCAGCAAGCGGTCTAACGGTTACAGAGGATTAAGATGAGCGATAAACTAGGCAAGCCAGTATACGCAGTAATGACAGCAGGACTTAAAGGAACAAGTAAGGTCAACTAATGTCAATCGTTAATACTAAGCAGTTAATAGACGCAGAACTTGAAGGTAGAGTACGTCAGTATGTCTGGCGTAAAACTCCATCTCAGGCTACTGCTGCTGGTACTTGGTTTGACCTTTCAATGAGTCCTGGCAACCCACCAGCTCAGTACTACATCGGTGGTATTTTAAGCTCTACCGTACTTGCACGTTCTACGGAGGTCGGATTCAATCATGGCCCGAACGTAGCCCCAAGCACGAAGTATCTACGCTCAATTACAGCTATGACGGCTACAGCCACAGCCCTACCGATGCCAATGATCCTTTGTGACTACTTAATGGTATATCCGTTCGTAGATATGTCAGTAACCGACCAACAGGACATGACGAACACAAACGTACTTACTCGCTACACTGATGGCAAAGGCGTACAGGTGATAGCAGTTCTAACTAACGCTGGTGTTGGACTACAGTATTTTTACTTCACCTATACAAACTCAGATGGTGTAAGTGGTAGAACGTCACAAACAGTACGAATGAATCAGACGACAGCTATCGGCACGATAATCACTAGTGCAATAGGCAACCTAGGCATGTCAGGTAACCCATTTATAGGCTTGCAAGATGGTGACTCAGGTGTACGAAGTATCGAGTCAGTAACTATGCTTGGTGCAGATGTGGGACTATTCGCACTCGTTTTGGTAAAGCCACTTCTACGGACGGCCATTAACGAGATCACCGCTCCATACGAGAAAGACGCACTCCTCATAGGTGGTGAGATACCACGAATCTATGATGACGCTTTTCTAAGCTGTCTGTGTCTACCGATAGGAACACTCTCAGCCACAGCTTTAGTCGGTGATATTAAGGTGGTTTGGGACTAATTAACATGAAAGAAAGAGGATAACGTGCCAGGATTTTCAAGCAGCGATGCAATCGTAAACGCTCTCACAGCAGGGCAAACATTTAAAACTAACTGGACGAAGCAGAACAACCCAACTACAGCAGCAGTTGCTGGTGAAGTTCATACTTTATTTAGAGGTGCAGGTAACCCTGGTGCAGATGCACTATTTGACACAGGTGCTAACTTAACCTTTCAGGGTGTCACCGATACGACGACTTCAGCAGGTACAATGCAACACGGTGGCGACGTACAACCAACATATTACAAGAGTTTGGCAGCGGCTTCAGCCGTTACAAGCGCAGCAACAACAGTTCCAGGCTGGTTAGTGTTAGTTGACGTTGTAGGGTTCTACCGTAAAACTTCGGTTACTACATTGACGGCAGAAGCAACGACCAACACACTAGGATTCGCAGATACATTTACCGCAGACGCAGGTACAGACGTAATCACTTGGACTACGACAACTAATCGACCTTCAAACATTCTTACTGGAACTCGTGTACGTCTAACGACCACTACGACGCTACCAGCAGGTCTTGCTTTAGCTACTGATTACTATGTTATTAAGGTATCTGATACGACATGTAAATTAGCAACCTCATACGCTAACGCAGTCGCAGGAACGGCTATCAACATCACCGACGCAGGAACAGGTACGCACACAATGTCACGCCTACTTCCTCGTTACACAAACGGTGCAGGTGTACAGGCAGTCATGTTTAACCCAGCAGCCACCGCTCTAGGCGCAGCAACACCTAACCTTTCACTTGGTTATACAAACAGTTCACAAACAGCTTCAAGGGCTACTCCTACCGTACTACCTGTAGGCAAAACAGCAGCTTCTAACTCGCTCGTACTTTACTCAGGTGCATCGGGTGCTGGTAAGTACAACTACACCATGCCCCTTGCAGCAGGTGACGCAGGTATCGCGGAAATTAACACAATTCAAAACTCTACTTCTTATGTATCAGGAACGTACACAGTAGCTATGGTAAAAGAGCTGGCAAGAGTGCCACTCAACGTAATCGGTCAAGCAGCAGAAAGAAACTTACAGTTTGACTACCCATCACTTCCGAGAATCTATGATGGTGCAGCACTTTACTGGATGTACATGAGTTCGACAACAACGCCAACTAACGCCACATTCTCAGGCGATCTAACTTTTATCTGGAACTAAGATGTTACTAACTAACTACGCTATCAGAAACGCAGGACAAAGTAGGGCTCTAGGTGGAAACCTAGACCCTACCTACAACTTCAACTTGGCAAAGATGAATACGTTTTACGTGGGCGATAATAACGTAGTTGACGTAACAAATAGAACCTCACAACCAGCTCAAGGCTACAGACCACCTTACGGACTTGTACTCCCACCTAAAGAGGGTGGTATGAGTATGTATAGTGCTGGTACTGGCTCAGTAAGTAACGCAGCTTCTATAGCAGGTTTGTTTGCTTCTGCGACTCTAGCAGGTATTGGAATAATCTCTAACGGAGCTATGGGGCTTACTGTAGAAATGGTAGCCTCAATAGCTGGTACAGGTGCATTAAGTGCCTCAGTTATTGGTCAACTTCAAGCCATCGCTACTCTAGCTGGCTCAAGCACAGTCACAGCAGCACAATCAGCCCTAGCAGGAATGGTCGCTGCTCTAGCTGGAACAGGTGTAATCTCAGACGCTCAACAAGAAGCTCTAGGACAAATGGTTGCCAATATATACGTTAATGAATCTCAGGCAACTGTAGACCAAATTGTAAACGGAGTATGGGAAGCTATTGCAGCCGAGCACAACAACACTGGAACTATGGGTGCAGCAATGAATGGTGCAGGTTCAGCGGGTAATCCGTGGACAGACACAACCACTTATGGGGCTGGCACGAAAGGCAAGCTCTTACAAGACGCAGCAGATAACGCAGAGGCAGCAGCCTACGGTATGTACCAGTAGGATCACAGTAGGGGCTTGACAAACAACGCAATAGACGGTTCTACAATATCGACGGTGGTATTTGACGAAGCTGGCGATAAAATTGAACTTGACGGAGCTACCCAGGTGATAGGCGGAGAAACCGTATCGGTCAATACTGTTGCAGATATTTATGCTGCTCAAGTCTACTGGCTATTTGGGGCAACAGGCATCACTTTCGAAGGACAACGGATTGAGGGAATAGATACTGCTAACTATGTTGGGACTGGCACTTTATTTAATAACGTATCAGCCTATCCAGGGTATATATCAGGAGGTTGGGTGCGAGATTCAGTCACGAATAACGCTGTGAATATGATAGACTTCACAGCCACTTTCCCTATAAGTTTCGCTCCAGACCACGTTGTAGCGTATGCTACCGCAGGTGGTACAGCGTCTAACTACCTAAATACTGAGTCTGGTGATCTGCTCATACCGTTAGCTTGACACTAATGTTATGTAAAGAATAAACTTAACTTAGATGTCACTCAGACTATAGCCAATAGCAGAAGAACGTCACCGCAGATATGTAGTGGCGTTTTTTACTTAAAAACAAATAGGAGAAAAATAAATGTTCAATAACGTTCCAGATGCAACTAGCGGATTCGCTAACATCCCAGCAATAGGAGTTGGTGGAACTCCAACATATGACCCTTACAATATCCAAAACTATGCTGGCTCAGCAGGAGTAAATGGCGCTGGCACTCAAACTCCAGCCCAAGCACTAGTAAATGGCATGAGTCCTTACGCTGGACCTTCAGCTGAACAAGTAGCGCAGTCTAACGCTCGTTCTTCTTTTAGTCAGGGTAGGACTAATGTAAACGACGCAGCTAGCAACGCAGCTGGTAGTTTCAAGAACAGTCAAAGAAATAACATTCTTGACTACCTAGACAGCCTTCGACAAGGACAACAGGGAATCGATACTGCTCGGGTAAATAACACCGTTAATAAACAGCGTGGTTCAGCCGACATCCTAGGAATGGTAGGACGTGGTATCCAATCAGGTGGAACAATGCTTGCTAACCGTAACGCTACTGATTCAAGCGCAGCAGGAGCAATAGCTCAGGCTTACGGACAACTAGGCCAACGACAACAGAGCTCAGTAAACAATCAATTCGATATGCAGAACCAACAGATCGACCAGACTCAAGCAAATCTAGCTACTACGATGGCTTCAAAAACTCGTGGCTTTAACACTGATAAAGAGAACGCAGTAAACGGTATCGTACAGGACGCTCAGGCTAAGTTTGCAGCTCTTAACGACGCCGCAGCTGGAGCAGGTATCGGAGACCGTATCGCTATAGAACAGGAAAAAGAAGCTCTCAGGAACTCTACACTCTCTCAACTAGCAGAACTTGATTCTCTCCTCGGACAGCAAAGTGGTATCCAAGCTCAGGGGCAAGACCAAATCAACGCGAGAGCTACTCAAATGGCTCAATCAGGACAAGACACAGGAAATCAATTCCAGTACTCTACAGACGCACCTACTCAATTACAGGGCGGTCCTGATCTCGGACAACTACCAATCTACTCCAACAAACGCCGAGGATACTAGTCATGGGACTGAGCCTTCCGAAAAGGAATAGGTTCTCAGATGCACTCGGAGCCATAGGACGAGGGGCTAGTCGCACCTTTGACCAAATCAACCCTCTGGATAATGGAAGAACTTGGCAACAAACAACTCCCACGAACAACAAATCAGCCTTTCAACAGGCGGGTCAGGCAGGTGGACAGCTAGCAAGATCGACATTCGAGCCTATTGCCAAGACTGCAAATACAGGATTCGCTGCGCTCAATACAGCTAATAACTTACGAGCAATCACGCAAGCCTCACTTTTGGGAACTGATAAAAGCTACCAAGACACTGTCAGGAATACGCAAAACTCTAATAATAGATGGATAAGCCCTGGAAGTGGACTTCTTGGTACTGGTTCATGGTTCAAAAATAAAGACGAAGCTACTAATATAGGCACGAAAGACCTAGCTGGGCGTATTCTTGGAGGAGGTGCTGAGACTTATTTAGCTGGTAAATCACTTCAAACAGGCGGTTTCGTAGGTAAAGGGCTTTTTGAGAATGGGCTTAAAACTACCCTTCAAACTCAATTACCTAATGCGGCAAAAACAGCAGGTATAAACTATTTACAAAATGGGGTTAATGCTCGGAACAACGGTGCTAGTTGGACGGATGCGAATAAAGCTGGGCTTATTGGTGCTGGGACTAGTACTCTTGCTGATGTTGGGCTAGGCTTTGCAACAGCAGCACTTCATCCAGTAGCAACAAGTGCATCTAAAAGTTTATACTCAGCTGCTAAGCCTAAAGTAGACTTTCAGAAAGGCCCTAAAGCCTTCGTAATAAAAGAAGGTGTCCCAACTACACAACCACTTAAAATAAAAGCTGGCGTTCCTCTTGCTAATAATCCTCTACAAAAGCCAAAAGTAGGCTTCCAGGTAACTGATAATAGCGTCCCTAAGAAACTCAATATCGTAGACAACAGTGCCCCTAGACAGATTTCAGGTGCAGCTCAACAGTCTATGCTTGGTAAGGTCAAAAGCTCCATAAAACCGCTCAAAGAAGTTGGCGGCGCTCAAATTGGTGATATACCAGGACTTAATAAGTTTGCAAAGAATGATAAAAATATTGTTTACAGAAGCGAAAATCCTAATAGGTATGGTATCGGGCAAGCAGAACTAGGTAATGGCTTATACGTAGGGAGTAAAGAAACAGCGGGTAGACTTGCTGATGGTACTGTTGATACAAACGGCTTGCACAGTTATTCCGTAAATCCTACTGCAAAAATCTTAGACTCAAGTTCAGATACCTTCAGATCAATTGATTCAATGGCTTCAAATCATCCTAGTCTTAAAGGGTTAGACGGGAGAGCTTGGCAGCAGCAAAAAGCTAATATAATTACCCAAGAAGCAAAAAAACAAGGTTTTGATGGCGTTAAGCGAGGTACGGCCCAAACAGTTGTTTTCTCAGATAAGGCTTTGACTCCATTGTCTAAAAATGCACCTATGTATAAGTCTAACGACCCACTCAACCCTAGCTCTTTCGCTAAAGTATTTGGCGGTACAGAGCAACAAGCTACTAAAGTACTCGACACTTCTAACCCAACAATGGAAAAAGCCGTCACTACGATTATGCAGAAGGAAGGCTTAACTGCTGATAAAGCCCGAGTTAAAGTAAATAAAATACTTAAAGAGTCTACAGGGACCGAGCTTAAAGACACTATCACACCAGGAGTTCCTCTAAGAGTGGAAGGCAACCCAGCTAAAAACCCACAAGTCCAAGAAGTTCTTCAAGGCTTAAGTAAAGCACGAGGTAAAGCAGGGGTAGAAGGCTCTCAGGTAGCAGGCTCTATCAGTTCTAAAGCCAAAGAACTGGGCGTACCAGTAGACCAAGGCTTCATAGACCGCTTCCAAGCTGGCAAATTAACAGGTGATGAGAAGTTACTAGGCGACCATATCAAGTCCCTCACAGACCCTCTATTTAAAAAACAAGCTCAACTGGACAAGTCAATCCAGTACCGTAAGAACTACGTTCCTCAGTCCTACGCAAACACTGCAGACGAAGTAGCCTCAGCTATCAAGAAACTCCAAACCTCTACGGGCGCAGCTAAAAGACGTGAGTTCAACACCTACGCAGAAGCAGCTCAATACGGTCTAACACCTAAGCTCCAGTCTATCGACCAGATGATAGGAACAAGCGCACAGAAAGCCGAAGGAGCCTTACAGAACCGCGACCTTATTAAAAAAGGTATTGAAAGTGGCGTCCTCTCGACAGACCCTAACATGGGTATTCAAGTAGTAGGCTTAAAAGCTCCTGGTGGTGCTCCAGTATTTGCTCAAAAAGAAGTGGCAGATACGATAAATGGCGTCCTCCAAAAAGGAACGGGGACCCTAGCTAAAACTCTTAATAAAACAGCCGAAGGCGCTGGATTAGCTCAGGACGTAATGCTCCAAGGTGGTATCCCAGGGACTAATGCGAACTTCTTCGTAGCAGGTCAGGCAGTCAAAGACACTACCAGGAACATTGGTAAAGCTCCATTCCATCCTATACAGGCCATTAAACAAGAAGCCAACCTCGTAGGTGATTTCTTTCGAGGGACAGACGCTACAGTCAAGAGGTTCACACAGGACTCATTTAAAGCTAATGGAGCAGATATACCAAACTCTACCTTTGTACGAGATCTAGCCAACCAGGGGCTTTATATACAGCCACAGACGGCAATGTCAGGCATGACTAAAGGAACTGTTAGAAAAGCTTGGGACTCTCTCGGGAACAACCCTACCTTTGGACGATATATGCCAAACCGTCTACTCTCAACAGCTCAAGAAGTCTACTCCCAAACTGTAGGTGATTTAGGCCATGATGCTGCTATTAAACTCGCCGCCGATACTACTAAAACCTTCACAGGGCAAGTAGACACTATCCTAAAGGGACGAAGTAACTTAGCAAACGATATTTCTTCAGTAGCTTTGTTCGCTCCCAAATACCGAGAGTCAATCGTGAACTCCCTTACAAACGTCGTTAAGTCTGTCTACCCTTCTAAGTGGGATGACCCTACCTTTAAACCAAGCCGTGAACTCCTTGGAGGAATGGCAGCGACTCTAGCAGGATACGAAGCCTTAAATATGAAGCTTAACGGCCATAGTATGTTTGAAAACCGCCAAGGGCAGGAGCTTAGTCTCCAAATCCCTTACGGGCAGAAAGACGAAAAAGGCAACCAGAAAGTCGTAAATGTTCCGTTCATGCCAGGGTTTATGACCATCCCAAGAGCCATAGGAAGCGCAGCCGTAGCTGTTAAGAATGGTGATGTTAAAGGTGTTGTAGCTCAAGGAAGTAAAGCCCTCTCTGCTCCATTACAGATTATCGGTAACGTAACAGGGAACAAAGACTACTTTGACCGCCCTATTTATTTAGACCAGAAGAATGCCGACGCTGAAGGAGTTAATCCAGATAGCGCTGGGGTAGCATCTAAAAAGGTAGCTGGATACGTCGCAGGACAACTCTCTCCAGCTTGGGTACGTGGAGTGATAGATAAAGCCTCAGGCAAACCGACTGTCCAAGCTCTTGCAACTGCCCTAGAAGCTCCCGTGAGGTTTGGTAAACAAGTCAATCCAGATACGCTAGCCTACTTCAAAGACCGAGACGCTGTTTACAACTCACTGGATAAGAACGATAGAGCTGTTTGGGATACTATCCATCCTAAGCTTAAGAACGTGAATGGTGAATACATAGTAGATAAATCAGTCGATTCAGGACTTGCAAGAGCCTCTAATTACTTAGATCGTCCTAAAGTCCTCGCAGCAGAGAATGAAATGGCTCAACGGGCTAAAGCAAGAGGCCAGAAGGTAGACCCACTATTTGACCTTCCAGGAGACCAACAACGTATTGCTCTTAGGATGGACACCTTACCTCCGAAAGACCCGAATAAGACCATCCTTCGGAAGCAAAACCCTTGGTATAACGACTTCACAGCTCAAAGATCAGCCTTCTTTGATTCACTCCCCCCAGGCGACCCCAACAAACCAAAGGGTCCTATATCCTACCCAGAAGCTTCTCCTCAGACTCAATCCCTAGTAGATGCTTACTACCAATTACAAGACCCAACTCAGAAGCGGAACATGCTCACCTCGAACCCTGATATAGCAGACCAGTTTGCTAAAGAGGAGCAGTACTCACGGGCTGTAAGAGCCGCTAAAAACCTCCCTCAATACGACAAGTACCCAGAGCCACCTAAAGACGTCCAGAACCTTCTAGACTTCTATACGAGCATGCCTAAGGGCGAAGGGGCTAACGGAAAGAGTCCAACACGTTCAGCATGGATTAAATCACACCCTAATGAGTGGGCTAAACTAACTGACCAATTCAGCAAACAAGCTCAGTATTCCCTCCAGCAGGATGCTTCTCTAGCTCAGTTTGAAGGACAAGACCTTACTGAAAAGGGAATTAAGAGTATTCAGAGTCTTGCTAAGAGCCTAGGTATGAGCACAGGCGGAGGCGGGTATGGAAACGGTGGACGAAGTGACGGAGGGTTTAATACTGCCTCTTATATGAATGGAATTTCAACTCCAGGGGGTACAAGCCGTAAGATTACTATTAAAGCCCCAACGGTAGCGATTAAAGCCAAAGCGACTAAAGTATCCCGACCTAAGGTGACAATTAAACGGTCAAAGGTATAAAATGAAAGCAAAAGGAAAATAAAAATATGCAAAGCTACGACAACATCTTCACCAGCTACTACCGACTGTTTAGAGGAGAGAGTGACGTTCCTACCTCTACAGATGAGGAATATATCTTAGGTATTTCACTTGCAAACAACGCTCTTAACAGATGGGCTAACTATGACGGAGTTTACTGGAAGGAACTTTACAGTACTCTCCAAAATACAACTCAGGTTTCTCCGACTCTAGTAAAGACAATCACTACAGGAACCAACACCTACGCTTGTCCTACTAACATGAGAGAGCCAGGTGGCGAGGTTTTAATCAAAGACGCTACGGGCAATATTGTGCGACGTTACAAAACGATTGAAAGTAGCCAAGTACAGTTCCAGGGCGACGATTCTCAATACTGTTACTTTACAGGCGACCCGACCAATGGGTACACCCTAACGCTAAACCCGACGACTGATGATTCCATCAACGGATTGAACATTGATTACGTTTTCTACAAGAAGGCTACAGAATACTCTACTGGTACAGATAAATCAGAGATCGCTAATCCTCACTTCATAGTTCATAACATGCTTGCTCAGCGTTACCAGATTGAGCGAAACTACGGTGGCTACCAGATTGCTAAGAGAGATTCCGAAGAACTCTTAAAGAACATGTTCTTAGATAACAACTCGGGTAACTGGGCTGATTCTTGGTCCGTAACAGATAATAGCGGAACGGTATTCGGTTTCTAAATGCCTCTTAATATAGACTTAAGCCTACCAACGAAGGAACCGCCTCTCAGTTATATGACGCTTGATTCTTTCAAGAAGGGCGTCATTACTCTAATCGACCAGTCTCGGCTTCCTAAAGACTCCCTAAAAGAAGCTGACAACCTATTCCTTTACGAAGATGGTATGCCTGGCCCTCGACCTGGTGTTAATTGGTATGGTTCGGTTTCTCCTAACGCCTCAGCTTGGCAAGGTGTTGATTACTACGAAGCTTCCGACGGTTCTTCTCACTTAGTGGGTGTAGCTGGAGGTGTAGTCTATCGTTCTACTAACGACGCCGTAACTTGGGAGCCTTGTACTGGGGCTACTCTAAGCACAACAGCAGACTGTAACTTTGAGCAGAGCAGGTCTTTTCTCTACATTACAAATGGCGTAAATAACATCGTCCGCTACGATGGAACTACTACGCTACAGACTTATACCGCTTTATCTACTCCATCGGCTCCTACGGCTACGTACGCTGGTTCTGGGACGTCTTTTAATCACTACTATAAGATTAGTGCTGTCTCCTCAGTAGGTTTCACCGCAGCGTCTTCAGCTGGAACAGATAACGCTGGTGCTGAACGCTCTGGATTTAACGCCACTACGAATACAATGACTGTTACTTGGGGGGCTGTTACGAGTGCTCTCAGGTATGATATTTACTACAGCGCAGATAACACTACATTCTTCTACTTGGGTTCGTCCGCCACTACTACTTTTATAGATGATGGCTCTTACATCCTGAACCCTAGTGTAGAAGCCCCTACAGCTGACACTACGCAAGGCCCTAAAGTTGAGGAACTTACTACGATTGGCTCTCGACTCTACGGAGTAAGAGATACAGTTAATAAGTACCGAATATGGTTCTCTGGTTCTGGTTCTTACGCTGGATACTTCTCCTCTGCTTACGATGGCGGTTGGGTAGAGTGGCAAAAAGGTGGCAAGTTCTTTCCTGTTAAAGTCCAAGACTACCGAGATGGTAAAGGCACGCCTTACGCTACGGTATGGTGCAAATCTTCCGACGGTCAAGGTTGTGTTGTTCAGATGACTTTGGATACTTTAACAATTGCTGATGTTTCCATTACCATACCAAGTCTCTATCGATTACCTGGCTCTAGGGGTACAGAAGCCCCTGGTTCAGTAGTGAATGTCCTAAATGACTACTTCTTCTATAACTCTCAGGCTATTTATAACCTAGGCTCAAGAGCGCAGTTCCTAAACCTTCTCTCTACGGATGAGATCTCAGCTAACATCCGACCTACTGTTAAACAAATCAGTAAAGAAGGTGCTTCAGGGATTGCCAGTGTATACTCAGATGCTAAAGTTTACTTCTCTGTCCCTTACGGATCTACTACGAACACACATACTATTGTCTACGATACTGAACGGAGAGCGTGGCTACCGAAAGCCTTTACTATTGGATTTTCTAAGTTCTTAAAATACACCGATACCACTAGTACTCAACGGTTGCTCTGTCTCAAGCCAGGCGATAACAAACTAAGTGAGATAAGCTCTTCTATTCAAGGTGACTACGGAGTGGCTTTTAGCACTTCCTTGATAACAGGACTCTACTCAGTCAGCAAAAACAGATTTGATTTTGAATGGACTAGAGAGGGTGAAGTAGAGTTCTCAAACCCACAAGGGACTATTAACATCGAGCTTACGGGCATTCTGAGGTCAAGAGGCTACTCAACTACCAACACTGAATCTATCGTCACCCAGACGACTAACGTAGGCTGGGATACCTTCGCTTGGGACACTACTGTTTGGGATGACACCTCCGTAGTACCTGACACCTTCTCCGAGTCTTCAGTTAAGCGGTATTTCCGAGTTCAGAAAGAACTCAACGCTGTTCAGTGGCGTGTAACGACCTCAAGCTTGGACGCTAAATATATCCTTAGGACTCTCCAGACTAACGGGACGGCTACTAATACAGGAAAACCAAGGCAATGGAGAATCAGATAATGGACAGACTAAAATCAACAGTGATAACATAAAGAAAAGGAAAACAAACAATGGCAACTTTGACCTCAGTCACAAAACATTTTGCAAAACCAAAAGAGGGCTTTATCACTACTCTTGGTTCTACTATCTCAAGTGGAGCTGTAACCGTACCCCTAAACTCGACTTCAGGACTTACTAACGGAGACGTATTCGTCGGACTAATAGAACCAGGGCAAGCTAACCAACAGTGTTTTACTGGAACGGTAGACACATCAGGAAATCAGATCACAGGAGTAGTCTGGACTACTGGGAATAACGTGGGCCATTCGGCTGGTGTTACTATTGTTGATTACGTTACCTCTACTACAGTAGGTATGATCTCTAAAGGTATCTTACTCCATGCTAACCAAGACGGTTCCCTTATCTCACAAGCAGTTCGAGATGCTTTGGGTCTCGTAGCTAGTTCAGCTAACGGATGGGAAGTTTTAGGGTACGCTCCAAATACCGTCGCAGCTCTAGGCAACCGAAGCTATACCGTCACCTTCAACTCTGTGGATCTAACAGGTACTACCTCAGTAGGCCAAAGACTTAAACTCCCTAGAACAGTAACAGCTCCTACAGGGTCAATTACTTTGAATGGAACTAGCCAATATTTAAGTAAAGCTACCCCCACTGGAATATCTTTTACAGGAGACCACAGCTACCAAGTAAAAATAAAACCAACAGCTTACCAAAATGGATTCTTGTGCTCAAGAGTTACTGGTGGCAATACTGGGTTTGCCCTTCTGTTTAATTCATCTGGACAGATTCAAGTTCAGTATGGGAATGGTGCTTCACTTACTCAAATCATGACCTATCAATCAGTACCACTAAACAAGTGGACTAATATATCTGTAGCTGTTAGTGTTGCTGCTAAAACAGCAGTTGTACTTTTGGACGGGGTTTCAGTACCGACTTATCTAGTAGCAGGAACAGCAACAACAGTGGTACAACCAGCAGCCGCCACTACACTATCTATAGGTGCAGATAACGCTGGGGCTAACTTCTTTAAGGGACAAATCGCTCAATTTGGTTTATTCACCACAGCAGTAGCTTCAGCCACATTAAGAGGTTACGAAGGACAGACTCTCACTGGCTCAGAATCATCTTTAATATCAGCTTACAAACTAGACCAAGCCTCAGGATTAAATGACCTTAACGCCAACGCCAACAACTTAACAGCCACAGGTTCTCCTTCCTACTCAACCACTGACACTCCTTTCACCAACCCCGTCACAGGAACTTCTGTAACCGCTGGTACTACCAACTATGGAATAATCATGGCTCAGACCTTCTCTACCAATACTACCTATACTATTCAAATACCAGAAGGAGAAACACTCCCGACTACAGGTGGTATAGGAACAGTATCTTACTCTACACAGAAGACTCCGTATGGCTTTCCAAGCGATTCAGGCAAGTGGACAGTAGGATGGTATAGCCGAACTAACCTAAGTCAAAGTTCACCAACTACTAGCACTTGGTATAACCCAGGTGGTGTGTACTTCAATCTTCCACTAGGCCAATGGAAAATAAACTCTAATGTGAGTTTATATAGTGCCCGAGGAACGGCTACTGCTTTCAGCGTGAACTTTGCACTCGGTACTGGAGCCTCTACCCCAATTGTTGAAAGTTGCGCTGGTTACTATTTCCAGACTTCATCTGTTACGGACCAACAGTGGAAAGTATCATCATTGATTAACTATACACAAACAACTGCGTCCTCTATATATCTTCTAATTGGAACTGGGTTTACAGGTGCTTTTGGAGGTATTGCTTTACGTGGTGATTTAGGTGCAAATACCCCACTGGTACCTTTTAACGATACAGTAATCTGTGATAACGCTTATTTATAGGAGCTTATGATGAACATAAAAGATTACTTTGAAGCAGGACTAGCAATCGTATTCATGGCTATCGGTGGTCTTGCAATGGGGTGGTTTAAAATCCTCAAAGAAACAAACATCTTACTCAAAGAACAGAACGTCGAGCTCAAAGCCGATAACAAGGAATGGCAAGCAAAACACATTCTGAACAGTGAGGCTATTGCTAACCTACAAGGACAACTCGATACCTTGAAAGACGTCCCCCTCAAAGACATCGCTCTGAGTTTAGAGAACATTAGTAAAACTAACGCCAAGATACTTAATCAACTAGAAAAGAGGTAGTCATGTCTCGCCGTCCTGTAAACGACCCGTACACAATAACAACAACATTCGGGGAACCAGATAGTTACGCACTATTCGGGTATCACTCAGGGGTAGACTATGCCGTACCAGTAGGACGCCCTATCTACGCTCCTGCCAGTGGGACTCTAACAAATGTAGTCTCCCAAACTGGTGGAAATATGGTAGTCATCTTTGACGGTCAATTCTATCACCGACTCATGCACAACAGTTCATTCAGCCGAGGCAACGGCCCTGTAAACGAAGGTGATGAAGTAGCCAAATGTGGCACTACGGGACTCTCTACAGGCCCTCACTGTCACTGGGACATCAATATCAACGGCACTACTGCCCGTTCATTCTCAGATTTTCGCTCTCCTGCCGACTGGCTCGCAGGAGCATTTACTCAACAAGTACCACAAGGAGGTAACGAAGTGTTCAACAGTATAGAAGAAGTAAGAGAAGCCTACATTCAAATGCGTGGCACAGTAGGCTCGGATGCAGAAATGCAACCGTGGGTCGGTCAATCTAAGCAACGGTGGATTCAACTATCTACCGCTGAGACTAACTCCCTCAGACAACAACTAGCAGATGTTAGAAACGCTCTCGCTAATGAGCAAGCTAAACCGCCAAAAGAAGTAGTCAAAGAAGTCGTTAAGATCGTAGACCGTCCTGTTGAAGTCATCAAAGAAGTACCTGTCTACACTCATGACCAAGCCACCGCTGATACAGTTCAGAAAACATACGGTATGGTGGAGTCAATCTTCAACTATTTCGCAGGTCAATTCAAAACGTTTAGTAAGTATGTAAAGAAGGATAAATAACATGACAATCGAACGAGCAATCAGTATCGGAGTTCTCGCAGTAGTAGCAATATTTGTGTTAAGAGCACTAGGAATAATCAAATGAATCTACCCACCCCCCGTACAGCAGTTGGAAAAATGGCATATAGAGCCTCTATAGTCGCAGTAATAGCTGGACTCGGTTACGTCCTCAAAGACCCTTCTATCGGTCAAGGCGGACTAGCCTACTTTGTTATTAAGTCAATCATCGACCTACTGAACAGCAACATTCAAAACATCTAAGGAGTCATCATGGATGAGCGTGTAGAACGTATAGGTGAAGTCAAGTATCACATGAACCGCTTGACTGAGGAAGAACTAAACAACATCCGCTTTCACTCAATAGCCAGAGTGAGCCAAGCCTTGCACGAGGTTCAACTAGTAGAGACAGAGTTGGCTTTTCGATGTCCCGACCAACAACTAATGCTCGAAGTTCCAGGAGAGCTATAATGGCTACTCCCAAATGGGTTACACCAGAAGGGAGAGTATTATACAAAGCGCACGTCTCAAAACATCACGTTATGTTCGAGCGTAGAGACTATAAGACACCCTTAGAGTGTCGATACCGTTCAATGGGTGGACTAGTCTTACTTTTAGACAATCAACCCCACGCAGACCTACATAGGAACGTCCCACCACCTCCAAAACCTAATCCGTATCTAATGGCAGACATCTACCAACACGCACGTCTACAAGACTACGATGACCAGTACGACCTATTCCGACAAATAACCAATTACGTTGGCATGGTAGCAGAAGGTGGACGCAACGAAGAAAACGTACACGATGCTAACTTGTTACACGAGAATCTAATAGCCCAATCTGGATTTGTGGAACTCGGTAGACTAACGTTATTACGAGAGGATAGAGCGGCATGAGCAAGATAATTCTCCACTTATGTGCCGATACAGGTTCAGACTCTAAAATATTCAAAGATGCTGGATATGATGTAATACTAGTTGGTAGCAAAATAGGGGTAGAGAACTATCATCCACCAAAAGATGTATACGGCATTATCGCTAACCCTGTATGTACTGAGCTATCTACTGCTCGAAGTGACGGTAAAGCTAGGAACCCTGAAGAAGGTATGAGACTTGTAAAAGAGTGTCAGAGAATAATAAGTGAATGTAACCCTACCTTCTGGGTTATTGAGAACCCTGCAACTGGAGTTCTAAAAAACTATCTAGGTAAACCCAAACTCGTATATCAGCCTTGGGAGTACGGTAGCCCTTGGACGAAAAAGACTGCGCTCTGGGGCGAGTTTAATATACCACCAAAAAAATACACTAACTGGGCCGATGTACCCAAGATTGATGGGCTATACACAAGACCAGGGCGAGGTAAGCCTAGCCTAGCCTTTATGCACAAATCCGCCTACTACCTGATACCAGAATTTCAAACCTTACCTGTGCCAGATAGTGATATGGAGTTCAGGTCACTATGCTCACAAAACTTTGCAAAAGCTTTCTTTGAAGCAAATAAGGAGACACTATGAGAGATGGAGAACACAAAGACTGCCCGATAGTACCAGACCAGTGCATACGGCTTAATTACGGAGATGGAGAGGACGAACACCTACTCGTCGCAGCGCATGCAGATAGTATTCAAATCTTCCCCGACTCTAAATACAACTACCTAAGATATTGGGACAGTGACGAGGGAGTGATTAGAGCAGTATTTCTAGCAGGACATATACTCGCAGATTTAGTAGACTTAGGGATTGCTACAACCCCAAGAGAAAGTATCACTGAAACAGAGCATGAAGCCTATGAGAGACATATAGCCCAAGTTGCTACCGCTGGATGTGTAGAAGTCGAGGAAGTGCCAGAGTATCACCTAACCGACGCTGAGATTAACTACTTCTTTGGTGAACATGGAGAGTAGAGAACAACTAGAGGCAACTCTAGAGCATTACCACGCAAGACTCCGCTACACAGCCGATGCTATAGCTCACTTAAATAAAGAGTGGCACTTTTTACAAGAGCAACAAACAGAAGTCATCAATAAACTAACGGAGATTAAACATGAAAACAGTTTGCCAGATATGTCATGGCCCCCACACGAAGGCTAAGTGTCCAGTAGCTTAGTACCAATTATTGGCATACGAGAAAGCTAGTGCTGCTTGGTAGCTTCCGTATCTACCTCGTGCATACTGTATAGCATTTTGTAGATATTGGTCTGTCCCTGGGCTTCCCCATTTACCACAAGGCCAGCTTTGGAATTCTCCACAAGCACCCGAAGAAGCATTGACAGCTGAACTACGGCACGATGACTCTCTAGTAGCTAAAGTGAGCGCTGCGCTTAATTCTGCACCATTCACTCCTAGCCTAGAAAGCTTTGCGCTTAGTTCTTCACACCCATTAGTCGCTGCATATGCCGTCTGGGTACGTACGGGCGCTGTGACAGCGTTTTGAGCCTTCACTGCTATATCTTTCGCTTTAGCGTCTAGCTTAGCCTGTAGCTGGGCTTGTAGTTCGTCACGTTCTTTCTGCAGGTTCTTTAAGTCCTGTTCAATCTTCGCCTTATCAGCGTCTTTCTTATTGAGTTCACTGTTTAGATCAGTGTACTTCTTATCCAAGAGTTTAAGCTTGGCGCTATTATCAAGCAGTTGAATCTTCTTGAATTGGATTTGGTCGTTTAACTTATCTGTATGTCTTAACCCTATCATGGATATTGCAAGCAATGTTCCCACAATTATTGTTGCTATAATCTTTTGTTTCATAGATGTTAATTGCCAGGTCTACAGGTGGCGGGTATAAATACTCCTTTATTAAAGTGATTTAATTATACCTTATTTTACGAATTTGGAAGTGAATCGAACTGCGCTGTCTAGACCTAATACAACGGCGATAGGTAGAAGAACCTTATTATCTTGCGTTGTAAAAACGTACACAGTTACAAGTTCAGCTAGTGCTACAGCTAGGCTATAGATTCCAGCTACTTTAGTTTTAATATTATAATCTTTCTTTACTGGAGCTTCTTTAGTAGCTTTCATTTTGGTTCCACCCTTTCTTAATTAGTGTACCTCTATATTAGCATAACCATTAGACAATGTCAATACTTATTGTAGAATATCTTTTTCGTAGAAGGATATTTGTTCTGTTCGGTCTTTAATAATCTCTTCCAATTCGCTGATTGTGAGCTTGTGAGTATCGAACCTTTGTTGGTGGAGTTCCTCGGCTGTACCCGTACCGTACTTCTCATCTAAGGCTTTAGAATAGAGGTACTGCTCTCCGCTCTTAAACATGTTACAGCCCACGCATTGGAGGTTTGTATTCATCTCGTCGTACCTAAGTTTGTTATTCGCTCGGGTTACAAAGTGCCCGCATTGAGCTTCCTTCCAATGCTTCTTTACTCCGCACGTGATACATTCTCCGTACCCGTTAGTATCTGAATCTCTCATCCTTACATACCTGGAATGGAGAGTATCGGCTTTCTTTTTTAGACTCGAAACTGTTTGCTTCTTCATAACCCCACCTTAATTAAAATTACCAATTCCTGTCAAACTTCATATATCCTCCTTTAGTCCTCTGATGTCTTTCGTTATTCGTCCAGCACCGTCTATCTCTATGTACCCTGCGTTTTCTAGTATCTCTGAAGCATCTTCTCCTGCGCCCATAAAATCGTGACTACCTGAGCAGTATTGGTCATACATCCAATAGAGGGCATCTAGGTTTTTCTTTTCTGCATCAGCTACCCGTTCTTCTATGTAGAGGTTAAGGGCTTGCTCTGCTCTTTTGATTGAGATTTCAGATTGTTTGTAGTAGTTGTCCTTGTTCTCGTCATCAGGACTTGTCTTGCCAGCCAAAAATGCTATCCAGCCGACTTTGTTTAGTAGCTCTTTGATGTCCAGAGTATCTTTACTCACGATTCAACCTCCCTATTAAGCTCTGCTATCCTACTATCAATTAAACCTTTGACCCTTACTCTACATCGTATATAACCAGTGCGCCGTCTTAAGTCTTCATTATCAACTACTTTTCTTTTGAATAGAGGCTCTTCTTTAAGTTTCTCCAATTCCTCAACCCTCTCTCTATTACCGTAGGTGTGGAATAGGGCTAGGAGTTGGTCTGTCTGGGCTTGTCTTCTAGTTTCTAGTTGAGAGGGTCGCCAATCAGCGTAGCCAGGCTTCTTCCCCTCTCGGAGTATTTCTAGTATCGCCTCTCTAAGTTGTTTATCATTCATTACTATCTCCTAGTTCTTTAGTGAGTTGCTCTCTGTAGGCTCTCAGTCTGTCGTAGTCGTGGCTATCGAAAGCAATATTAAAGCCTTTTAATTCTGCTTCCACTACAAGGCGATTGATTTTAGCTTTGGCTTCATCGAAACTGTATACAAATTCTCTAGTCCACTGGTTGTCGTTATGTTCTACTTCGTGTGTAGTCCGTACATACAACATTACTTCCATTAGTTGTTCATCTTCACTCTTTGAGTTGCTGGATGTAACCTTTTCGTTACTTTTATCTTCGGTAGTATGTAACTTACTATTTTTC